GATATTTTCAGTGCCATCAGTCAAAATCATCTCTTACGGTAAATTTTATTAAATCGTTGACTGTTTGAATATTTCCATCTGACTTTGTAAATTCAACCTCGCCCTCATAAAGACCAGCTGAACTAAATGTGCTGCTTGGAAATATCATTGTGCAGACACCGTTTGAAGCGTCTGTTATTGTGCACAAAATTGTTTGTAGCACTGTTGTTGTTCCTATCTCTCTAACCCTAACCCTTACAGTGCCGCTGGTTATATCTATCGGTGCAAAGGTTGTTGCGTCCTCTGGATCTAAGGTTTGACCAGACGCGGCTGTGTTTGAGTCTTTTAAGGTAATAGTAAGTTCTGGAAGTGTGTCTCCCACAACTAATTTTAAATTTGCTGAATATGCCATTAGTATCCAAACTCCTGATATTTAACAGTTAAGTTAGCTCCAACATTTCCATATTTGGTTTTTCTAACTGCCAAAGCCTCTCCCTTATCATACATCCTTTTATTTAAATCGGCAGCCTGAACATCAGACCAAGGCGAGTCTTTCATCATCTGTAGTCTATAAAGTGCACCATGAACAATAACTTCCTGATACTCGTTAGCAATAATGCTTGGAATGGTTGTAGATGTTTGTTTTGGCTTTAAACTATATAAAGCATAAAGTGTTTCTGTTGACTCCGGGGTCGGAGCTACTAATATTGTTTCTTGATCTTTTTGTGTGTAGTAATCAACTCTACCCTTTCCATAAACACTAAATATAGACTGTGAACCAATTTGAGCTTTAGCCTCTATAGGGACCAATTTCTTTTGTGATATCTGAGTAACACTTGAATCAGACCTAGATCTAAATATATCAATAATGTGATTAAGTTCTGCTCCAGCTGGTATATCTAAGTCGCTGGCATCATATTCATTTACATTTGCTACCACCACAAAAGGGGTAACGTCTTGCATATAAATATCTGTGTTAATACAAAAATCAATTAATGTATTTCTTAATTCATCAAGTATTATAAACTTCGGACAGTTCGGTGCCTCCCTTCTAACTTTAGGAACCAGCGTTTCTATTTTCTTTGATACTGCCATTTACTAAGTGTCCTGTGCTGGGGTTGCTGGTCTTGGCTGAGATCCTGCGTCCGCTTGTGTTTTAATGCCTAGTCCGTTTTGGAAAGATGCGTAATATGAAGCTGACCTCTGAAGGTCTCCTGCATACTCAGAATCTTTCTGGTATGACCTGTAAAGCATATAATCTAAGATAGCATTAGCGTAAGTATCATCCAACCCTATTGTTGTAGTATCTGTTGCAAAATTACTTATAGTGATATTAGAGGGTGATGAACTATAAATAATCTCTATAGTATGTCCTCCCCCTGATGGGTGCGGGTATACATAAAATGATTTAGGATCCACTGGATTATATATATAGTGTTCTACAGTGAGACCCGTTGATGAATACCAATCGTCTACCTGATCATCTAGTATCTTTCTTTCAATAATAGTAATAGGCGTTTTGTTAGGACTAAGGTTTTTATATATATCTAAAAGCCTTAAGCCGCTGGTAGGCAATGTTTGTTTGGCTGCTTGAACCAATGTAAATGATTCATTCGTTGTGCTGGCATCAGGTCTAAAAAGAACAATTTCTCTCTGCCCGTCATTTAAATAATTTAAAAGAGTTTGCTGAGACCACCGTACGTTTGATGTGTCCTGTAAAATCTCCTCTGCCTTATCAATGACATCGATGACCCTAACCGTTGCCACGTTAGAGACCTAGTGATTTTTTCTCTTCTTCTGAAAGAGATCTTTCATCATAGATGAATTGCCAATACTCTGCCCTATGTATAGGGTCCCAAGGTACAACTTTTCCAAACTCACCTTTAGAAGCTATTGGATCTTTGCTACCCACTTTAGATTCTTTTTTTGGTTTAGGCTTATTTTTTCCGAGGTCTTGTACTTGAGCCTCTAAGTCAGCAAGCTTTGATTTTTTATTAAGGTCTACACCAAACTCTTCTTTGGCGTGTTCAACTAATTCGTCTTTGTTCATAATAAATTCCTATAGTTAATATGAATAAGGTATCACAAAATAGATACAATATATCTAAGTGGTATTTTAAACCAAATTAAATATTATTTATCTTCTTCTTTTTTAGGTTGCAATTCGTCAGTTTGTTCATCAATGTTTTCAACAACTGTATTGATTACACCTTCGTAAGTTTCGGTTACTGTGGTAACAACGCCACTAACGTCTTGCAAAGCTGCACTTGAAAGATTGCCCGCTGTTTTAACAGTTGTATCAACTGTAGTCATGGCAATATCTTTTCCACCTTCAATGACTGAATTAACAGTTGCACATGAAGTTGCAAATAAGCCGATTAAGATTAAATATAAATTTTTCATTTTTTATCCTATTTAAATAAAGGTGGGGAGCCGAAGCTCCCCGGGGTGGTTAATTAAGCTGTTTTTAACTTAAATTCGCCAATAGCTGTAGGTAAGATAACTTTGTATCCGTATACAGATAGCCCTCTAACGCCATCACCGAATGAAGACTCAAGTCTTACAGTTTCAGTGTTAGTCATTTGAGAAGCGTAAGCAATAGCTTTTGGATGACCATACAGACCAGATGTTATGCTGGATGCTGTAGTAAGGTTATTTGATACATACATATTGAATCTATCAATTTTTCCAATGAAGCCATTTCTTAATGGTGAAACATTATCACCTGTTAAGTAAGCTTGTCTTAGCTCTGACTGCTTGATTAAGGTAGCAACAGCTGGGTTGATAATCATGAACCTTCCTTCTTCAGGAATGTTGTTATCATCTAGCTGCTCTCCAGCGTCAAGAATGTGTCCAAGCACAGTGCTTGATGTAATTGTTGCTGGTGTGTTTGAAGGATTGTTGATATCTGTTAAAGATGATCCTGCTGCCACGTTACCAAATACATCTTGCTCAATAGCGATCTTCATGTTCTGAGCTGCATCACCTGCTGCCTCGTTCATGAAATCAATATCAGCTTGCATTCTTAAGATATCGTCAACTTTAAAAGCGTAGCTTTTAGCTTTGTTGATGTCCAACTCAATAGTGCTAGATGTTACATCAGCGTAAGACAAAGAACCTGTGTAGTCAGCAACTGTTACTGCTGGTACTGTTCTTATGTTTACTTTGTTACCTAACCCAGAGATCTCTCCTTCATACTCGTTAGTTGTTACCTCAGATAAAACTGTCTGTGCGTAAAACTTAGCTTGTAATTTTTTAGAAAAGACTTCTGGAATGAAATGCTGTTCTCCAGCTGCGAAAGAAAAACTTCCACTACTTGATGAATATGCCATTATTTACTCCTAATTTTTTAATGTCAATTTCAAAAATTTGCAGTAAAAATTTATGGTCTTACTCTGCCTTCCCGGTGAGCTAGGTCGATATCAGCTTCGTATTTACGGAACTGTTTATCATTTAACTTACCAATCTCAGCAGCAGTCCAAATCTTTTTACTACTCCCAATGTTTTGTTTCCTAGCTTTTGGAAGATTCGGCTCAGCGTTTTGCTTCGCTTTCTCAACCAAGTCTGCTTTAGAAACCTCCGGAGTAGTAGTGATCCCAAGTGCGTTTTTATAACGTGAGAGTAGTTCGATGGTGTCGTCAGCCCCGCCGCCTTCTGCTACCTGCTGCCATACCGGACTTTGTCTTTCTAGCCACAGATTAAAATCCTCTGAGTTGGCTATCTGAACATAGTCTGGGTGGGCTTTAGCTAACTTAGCTTTGTGCTCACGGACCAGATCGTCCTGTTGAGCTTTCGTCAATTCCTGAGTAGTTTTTTCAAACTTCTGATTAAGTTTGGCAAAAGCTGTATCCACATAACTCTGAAGGGGCTTCACTAACTCAGGATAATCTTTCATTATCTCAGAGAGGTCGACGCCTACTTCTTCCATCTGTTTCTCAACTTTGGTTTCACTTCTCAGTGATTCCATTGCCTTAACCTTATCGGTTAACTCAGAGATCTTTTTCTCAAGCTCTTTCTCATGTTGGGTGGCTTTGGTCATTCTCGCCTGAGCGTTCTTGTACCGTTCCTCCCACTGTTTAGATGACACAGTCTCCTGATCATCCTCCACTTGTTCATTCTCTACTTCGGTTTGAATCTCTTCATCCGCTTGACTTGATTCTTCAGTGTCCTGAGATTCAGGGGGTGAAGTCTCGACAGTTTCTTCTTTCTCTTCTGGGGTGTCCTCTACTTCTGGCTCAAGGTTTGCAAGCCCCTGTCCTTCTGGTTCGGATTCCTTCTGAGAAGTTTCCATCTGTTTTAACATCTCGTCAGCTTCTTTTTCAAGCCTTTCGGCGATCATCTCGCCTCTGGTTTTAACTTCTTCAGTCATTTTTTTATCCTCGGTCCTTATGTTAAGGGTGTCGATTATTTATATATGTTGGGAGTTTCCTTGCGGGTTCCCAACGAGTTTAAAACTTTGTCTGCAATTTGGTCTAAAGATACAACAAACTTGAGTATGTCGCAACGTCCTTGACTAAAGCGGTAGTCCTCCGTTATTTCCAACTGGTCCCGCTCCCTCTGGCGAAGGTGTTCCATTTCTTGCATCAGGACCGACCACTCCGTCCCCATTTGGGACTTGATCAATTTGACCGCCTTGCTGCATTCCGGCGATAGCTTGTTGTAGTTGTTGTTGCTCATCCATTAACTCCTTTTCAGATTTAAGTACATCATCCGGATCTATGTCTAATGACTTGGCAACATCCTTAAGAAGTTTGTCCCTCTTAATCATTTGCTGATCCTGTGGATTATTAAGTAACGATAAGAACTGTAGCAATCTTTGAGACTGAACTTCTTTTTGTACCATCGTTGTTGAACCCCTAGCAATGATTCTCATGTCTGACTTAATATCTGAATTGGGGTTCCAAGTCATGTTCCAGTCATACAAAGATCTTACGAGCGGTTTGGTTAAATAATCATCTATGTTCTTAATAACGGACTTCAAGACAATGTTCGCATTGGACATCAGAATTGAAATACCTGTTGCTGTTCTGTTTAAAGAGCTCTGTGTTTGTCCATGTGTGTAGGACGGAAGAGCCGTGGTTTCATCGGCAAACCTTCTAAATAGTTCAATCACCGAAACAAGAGCCGGTGAGTTGGACTGTGGTTGATAGAACCTAACCATGGGCTGGTTACCATCACCACCCTCTCTAAGGAATACACGCCAAGGGTATAGATCTGTTGGGTCCTCACCAGAAGCCATGATGTCGGTATTGACCTCAACCATAGGTCCTGAAGATAAAGCCACGTTGTCCAAATAAATCCTTGTAGCAGCGTTCATGGTTTGCTGTGAATCACGCATCATCTTAGGTACGCCAGTTCCCCAGAACACATGTGGGTTCTTTTCGTATGGGAAAATAAAGTAAGGAATGATGCCTCCCGGGAGAGGATTCAATTGTGCTTTAATAATCTTGTCATCTGTCATCCAGATATTGCACTGGTATTCTTGTGATAGGTCATCGGTTTCTGCGAACTCAATGCCGTGCTCTTCTAGCTCAAAGCCGTTAACACTGCCCCAGAACTCTAATACCTCAAACTTGCCTGAGTCTGCTTCGTACTCATTAACATTAGCTATATCTCTGCGGTCTCTCTCGTGCTGCTCTTCGTCATGGTTACCCTCTGGGTTCATATGAATGCACTCTTCAATAAGGTCGCTATTAAATCCGGGGGAGTCTTTTAGTTGTTGGAAGTCCACACGTGAGAGTATGTGTCTTCTAAAGATAGACCTCATGTCATCAATGGAGGTTGCGTATGGATCGGGATATAGATCGAAAATAGAAACTGCCTCCATCTCCGGCATAGGTTCTTCTTCGTATATTAGATTAAATCCTTCTTCAGAATTAATCCATTTGTGATTTCTTTCTATTCTCAATGTGCCTGATTTCATGGCACCTGTTCCGAATATCACTTGTTCCATAATAGCATCTTTCATGCTGCCTTCAAGGTTACTTTCTAAAGTTTGATCATTAATTACCTCAAGCATCTTTTCAACACGGATGTCTGTCTCTTCATCAAGCTCCTTGACAAGCTCTTTGTATCTAGCCTGAATCAAATCATCAACCATCATAGGATCGATTACCTGAGCCGCCTCCATGATCTCTAGGGCTGCCCTTTCGGTAAGCTCCTTCTCTACGGTTGGCTGTTTGGTAACGGGGGTAGACTCAATTGAATAAAATCTTTGACCGGGTTGAAATAATAAATCTGTGATTCTTGAATAGGCGGCTAGTACTTTTGTGCGGGTAAGACCTACATAGACCTGTGATCT